AAAAAATGATGTGGGGGATTGTGGTTTTAATTTTTATAGCCCCTATGGTTCATAAACTGTTAGGAGGTTAAAAATGGCTGCTTCTAAAGGTTTATACGAAAACATTCACGCCAAACGTGAAAGAATTGAGGCGGGCTCAAAAGAAAAAATGAGAAAGCCGGGTACTAAAGGCGCTCCGACAGCTAAAGATTTTAAAGAGTCGGCAAAAACTGCCAAAAAACCTAAGAAAACTAAGAAAGCTACAACATGAGCACTTCTGGTAGCAAAGACTTTGAATTAGATGTAGCGGATTACATCGAAGAAGCTTTTGAGCGTTGTGGCCTAGAGGTTAGAACTGGCTACGACCTCAAAACGGCTAAACGATCCCTTAATCTTTTGCTTGCAGATTGGGCTAACCGTGGTCTAAATCAATGGACGATTAAACAACGTTCGCTAACTTTAGTAGCTAATGACGGTGAATATAATCTAAGCGCGGATGTTATTGATGTTTTGTCGGTAGTAGTACGGGTGTCTGGTACAGATTACTCTTTGGAAAGATTGAGTCGAGACGAGTATCTAACAATACCAACTAAGACTACAACTGGAAGACCTAATCAATTCTTTCTAGATAGACAACTTACGCCTAATTTAAAATTATGGCCGGTACCAGATAGTTCTACGACTTACACCGTATATTACGATGCGTTGACTCGTATGGACGATGCCGATACGTTTACAAATACTATGGATTTACCGTTTAGGTTTTATCCATGTTTGGCCGCAGGATTAGCTTATTACATAGCTTTGAAGAAAAATCCTCAGCGAGTACAAATGCTAAAAGCGGTATATGAAGAAGAGTTTCAAAGGGCAGCGGAAGAAGATCGGGATAGAGCTTCTTTTAATGTTGTGCCTAAGTATTCATACTACAGGGCCGGTTAATGGCTAAGTTTGCATCAGGTAAAGACTCGTGGGCCATTTCTGATCGATCCGGTCAGAGATATAGATACCGGCTCATGAAGCGTGAGTGGAACGGCTTGTTAGTTGGTCCAGATGAATATGAGCCTAAACACCCGCAATTAGGGCCGTTTAGGAAGGTAGTTGATCCACAAGCTTTGCAGAACGCTAGACCGGATAGGGTTGAACCTTTGGATGTATTTGTTGGTGTTCCATTAGTAGAAAATGAGAATTTAAGACCTGCTACCGGATTTGGGCAGGTTGGTACAGTTACGGTGACTACATCATGAGTTTTACTTACGGACAATTAAAGCAAGCAATACAAGACTACACAGAGAACGACGAAACGTCCTTTGTTAATAATTTGCCTGTATTTATACGACAAGCGGAAGAACGGATACTTAAAAACGTTCAATTAAGCTTGTTTAGAAAAAACGTATCTGGTTCGATGACCTCGTCTAATCAGTATTTAGCTTGCCCAACAGACTTTTTAACACCGTTTTCTCTATCTTTTATTGACGGTAGTAGCAATCACGTGTTTTTAGAATTTAAAGATGCAGATTTTGTGCAGAGCTTTAATCCGAACGCGGCAACTACTGGAGCGCCTAGGTACTACGCTGTTTTTGATGTGGATAATTTTATTATTGGGCCTACCCCTGACAGCGGTTATGCGGTCGAATTACATTATTTTTATAGACCAGATAGTTTGACAGCCGGTTCTGACAACGGTACTACCTGGCTTAGCGAGAATGCCCAGATAGCTATGTTATACGGAAGCTTGATAGAAGCTTATATTTACATGAAGGGCGAGCCGGATTTAGTAGCCGTATACGATAAAAGATTTGCGGAAGCTTTGGTTGGTCTCAAGATGTTTGGTGAGGCTAAAGAGGTTACTGATGAGTATAGAACTGGAATGATTATCAGGGCTAAACAATGAACATACCAGCACTAGACCTAAACATTAATTCTGGAATACAAGTTGAAGTTAAAACGACACAAAATCGTGGTTTTACTCCAGAAGAGGTGGCAGAACGTTGTGCAGATAAGATAATTTCTATATCTGACAGCGCGAACCCTTTAATAAGGGATCAGGCAAGAGCTTTTAAAAAGCACCTTATAAAAGTTTTATCTTTTTATATGAGGGAAGCTATTAGAAGTGATAGAACAACCGTTTATAATGCTTTATGTGATGCTGGTCATAAAGATTTAGCTGAGTTAATAAGGAGAATGTAATGGCTTTTACTGGAAACTACATGTGTACCTCCTTCAAGAAGGAATTGATGTTTGGGGTACATGATTTTGCTAATGGTGCAGATACCATGAAAATGGCTCTGTATACCTCTGCTGCTACTTTGGATGCTACTACTACTGCGTATAGTTCAACCAATGAAACCAGCGGAACGGGATATTCAGCCGGTGGTCAGGCTCTGACAAACGTCGATCCAGCCACCAGTGGAACTACTGCTTACACCGATTTTGCGGATGAAACTTGGTCTACAGCTAGTATTACCGCTAGAGGAGCTCTTATTTATAACTCTACCCCTAACACTACTTCCATAGCGGTTACTAATCCGTCCGTAGTAGTTTTAGACTTTGGAGCAGATAAGACCTCTACCGCTGGCGATTTTACAGTTGTATTTCCAACTGCTGACGCATCAAACGCGATTATTAGGATAGCGTAGTGGCTGATGTCGTCGTCCCCCTCACTGGCTGGGGGCGCGGCACATGGAACCAGCTTGCTTGGAATGAAGGTTCCATAACAAATGTTGGCGCGACCGGCCAAATAGGAACTGCTACAGTAAGCGGAGATGCGCTAGTCTCCCTTACTGGCGTTGCGGCCACGAGCGCTGTAGGGACTGCTGTAGCTACAGCAGACGCAAACTCGCCTGTTACAGGTCTTTTAGCTACTTCCGCTATCGGATCAGTAACCGTTACAGCCGCGGCAAACGTAGCTGTTACGGGGCTAAGTTCCACAAGCGCCGTAGATTCTGTAACGGTAACGGCTGGAGCTATAACTCCAGCAACCGGCATAGCTTCTACAGGGGCGGTTGGCTCTGTATCTATTACGGCAGATGCTAACGTATCCCCTACAGGAGTTGGGGCTACAAGCGCGGTTGGCAGTGTAACCGTAGCTTTCCCGATAGACGTTCCGGTAACCGGGGTTTCCGCTACGTCTGGGATTGGCTCAGTTACTGTAATCGGAGCTTCTGTTGTAACTTTAGTAGGCGGTATTCAAACAGGTACGGCTGTTGGAACCGTAGAAGCTGATACAATTAACAATATACCTGTGACAGGACTGTCTGCTACAGGTAATATAGGCACTGTAACCGTAAATGCGGACGCGGGAATACGTCCGACAGGAGTTCGCGCAACCGGCGGCGTTGGGTCGGTAAGCGTGATACCAGAAACCAGTTTCGTAGTAACTGGGGTCTCTGCCACAACCAGCGTAGGCAAAGTGTTTGTCTGGGGAAATATTGTTCCAAACCAAGATCCAAGTTATAGTATAGAGCAACCGTCTCAATCTCCAGGATGGACAGAACAACAACCTTCGCAGTCACCTGATTGGCTGCGAGTAGCTGCATAGGATGAAAGATGCCAAGTTCATATACGTTAAATAATGGTATCGAGCTTATTGCCACTGGCGAACAGTCCGGCACTTGGGGAGATACTACTAATACTAATTTAAGTCTTATAGATACTTCTCTGGATGGGCAAGTAACTATAACTTTGTCAACTGCAGGTACTTCGGGTAGCCCTAACACGCTACCGATCAACGACGGGGCTGCTTCTAACGGTCGTAACAGGCTTGTAGTTTTTAATGATGGCAGTGATCTTGGGGCCACGGCTTATGTACAACTTACCCCAAACGACTCTGAAAAACTTGTTTATGTAAGAAACAACCTATCGGGTAGCCGAAGCATCCTATTATTTCAGGGGACATACAATGCCTCCAATGATTACGAGGTTCCTGCAGGAACTACAGCACTTGTTTACTTTAATGGCGGTGGCACTGGTGCTGTGGCCGGTAATGTTTTTAACAACGCTTATTTTGATAGCTTACGGCTTGGCTCTGTGTCAGTTACAGCTATTCTGGACGAAGATAATATGGCGTCCGATAGCGCAACGGCTCTCGCAACGCAACAATCGATCAAAGCCTATGTAGATAGCCAGGTAACCATACAGGACTTGGATTTTTCTGGAGATAGCGGAACTGGTGCGGTAGACCTAGATAGCCAGACTTTTGCGATT